TGGCAAGGCTGTTTTTAAAAGACTCTGCCAATTCGCGGTCGGTTTTATTGGGAGACTTAGCCAACCGCTCCATTCCCTCTCGCTTTGAACTCTCATTAAGTTTTTTTAACTCCAACGCAAGTTTGGAGATGTCGGCTTCACGACTCTGTTGGGTAGGTTTTTGTGTTGCACTATCAGCCACGATATCCACCGCCTTTCGCCTTGTACTGTTTGGCCAGAAGCTGTGCCTTGCGGGCCGACCACTGACCTGCACCCGTGCCTTGCACCGCCCGGGACTTGATCGACTCAAACAGCGATTTGCGCATACCCGGCTTGGTATAGACGCCAGCCTCGTTGACTTTGGACTTAGTCTTGCCGCCAGCCGCGTACATGTCCACAGTGTTTGGGTCATCCGTGCGGTGGATGACCTTCTTCTTGGGCATTTTCTTGGGGTTAATGGCCCCCATGCCACGGCTGGCCATCATGATCAGGCACCTGCCATCCTGACCATAGTGCCACGAGTGTGGCCCTTGGTAATGCAACCATCACCACGGGTAACTCCACCCTTGGCCATTTTCTTGGGCTTTTTGGGCGGAGGGGGAGCAGAGCCACCGTCAATGTCTTGGGGAGGAGGCAGACCAGAGTCTTCGGTGTAGATACCACCTTTTATACCCTTGGGCTCTTTTTTCTTCTCAAGCATGTCGTCCATCATGGCGTCACCTCAATACATTTTGCACTTGGTTTTTCCTCTGGAGGCAATGCCGTCTCCGCGTTTAGACGCAGAAGACATGCCGCCAGAAGACATCTTTTTAACCTTGCCGCCCTTTTTGTAGCCAATAGCACCGCCGGTTACATCCTCTTCGCTCAGTGCTTTCGATTTTGGCTTCTTTTTTGCCTTTGCCGCTGCTGCTGCGGCGCGTTCCGCGTTCTCTTGAGCTTGCATCTGCTTCATGCCCTTGGGACCAGCCATCCAAGCCATGGGGTTTGTCACCATCTCACGGCCTTCTAAAGGCACTTCGGCGGCTTTGGCCGCCCTTACAGCGCCGCTCACAGGCACAAACCCGGGAACCGGCGCGTTCAGGATATTGCCGACATTACGGGTGAATTCATTCCCAGAGACTCGCTCTCCGCCCTCTACGGTTCTAGTCCCACCCATGGGAATTTGAGCCATCAGCTCTTCCCGGGTAGGCGGACGACTTGCCGCCGGAGCGGCTTGACGAGCCGGGGGCTGACCCCTTTGCAAAACATCAAGTCGTCGGCTCGGGTCCCTGTATGCTGCGGCAATTGCATCAGCACGGGGCGTGGCAGGGCGGGCTACGCGAGGCCGATCCATGGGAGCAATGTTATCCATGGAATACGCTTCGCCAGTCTCTGGGTTGATCCTCAACCTACGGGACAGGAAGTCGCTGGTGTCCATCGGGGCCTCAGCAGCAGCCTGAGCGGCAGGCTGCATAGCCGCAACTTGACGCCGGTACTCCGCCATGTCGGCATCAGAGTACCCGGGGTCTCCAGAGGCAAAAGAGGACGTAACCGCGTCACCGGCACGATCCACGTACCGGCTGCGGTCTTCTACCGGGGCAGGGGCCTGCCTACCGGAGCCAAACTTATACGCCAAAGCCCCAAGGGCGGCCAAGCCCGCAAGGTCGGCAACGCGATTACGTCGAGCCATGATGGCCTCCTATTAGCAATAGCCGCCCTTTTTCATACCCAGAGGCTTAGAAGCACCCATCTTTACCATGGTGCCCTTGGTTTTGCCCTTGGTGGCAACGCCATCTTTGCTGGGGGCGGCGGTCTTGACAGCGCCCATCTTGGCAGTGGTGATGCCGCCGTTAGCCATCTTTTTAGCGGCTCCGCCGTACTTCATGCCAGCCTCTTTCATCTCATGCTTGATCATGGACTTGGGAGCGCCCTTCTTTTTCATGAAGGACACTTCCTTTTTCATCATCTCTTTCGACTCTTTCATGTCACCACCTCTTGAGAAAAATTCTTGCTTGCCTTGATTGGTTTTGGGCCTATTGATTGCCTGTACGTCTGCACGGTTACCAGACCCGAACCGCCTTCCCTTGTCTGCCTTCATGAACTCTTGACCAACAGACTGCGGGATTCCTGTGCGCTTGGCGGCGGCGGGGTCATTGGCCACCATCGCCATCAAGTTGTGTTGTGCTTTACTTTTGCTCGGCATCGTCTTTCTTCCTGCGGAAAAGCTTGTAAAAGTCTTTCCCCGTGGTCATTTCGTAGATGCGCATAACACCAACGACTGCACCAATCAGGCCAAATAGCGGCGTAAGCATGTTTAAAAACGCGCCAATAGTGCTGAAGATCGCTACGACATCCAGCACATTTTTGACGGTATCCGTGTTCTCGCTCATGTCAGATCATCCTGCCCTTGGTTTTCCCCTTGGTGGCACAGCCATCCGCAGCAGTGACATAGCCTCCATCAGCGCAGTTCCAAGCCCTCAGACTCTTATTGATACGGCTGTTGGGATCATTTGCCGTTTTGGCGCTGGTAAGCTTTGCCTTCATGCCCTTCATCCGGGCACAGAAAGAGTCGCGGCGTGCTCCTCCCTCTGGCTGGGGCCTTTTCAGACCCGGCTTGCCCGGGTTGGCTGCGTTGTAAGAGGCACGCCCTTTGGCGTTTAAACCGCCACTCGGGTTCTTGCCTTCCTTGCGCTGCCATGCTGGGGTCTTAGCCATAGAACAAAGTCACCGCAGCAGAACTGCCGGTGTCGCAATAAACGCCATTGACTGCGCGAATGCCTTCGCCGGGAATCACCACTGTGTGACACCCGGCAGCAGTCACGCCCAGCTTGAGTAGAACAGTACCGGACGCGGCAGAAGCATTGTCGTAAAAGATGATGGGGTCAACCCCGCCAGCCGTCACAGACACATATGCGCCCTTGATTCGCACCGGGTACGCGACCATCGCCGCATCGACTTCCGTGTACGCGGCTTTTACGTCATATTGCATGGCCATGTCGGCCTCCTATCAGGCGGTACGGGTAAATACGTACGCAGTGGGGCTTGAGAACATGATGGTGAAGCGGCCAATGCCAGTGGCACCAGATGCAACCGACAGATCACCAAAAGAGCCAGCTGAGTCCACACCAGCAGTAGATAGCACCGCATTGGTATTGGCGACCACAGCCACGGAACTCGCGCCAGCGGTGTTGTCAATGTACAGGTCAATTGTGGTACCACGAGTTGCGCCCAAGAATGTGCCCAGATCAGTGCCCGTGGGCAGCGTGATATTGGTGCCAGCGACGGAAGTGGAGGTGATATAGCCAGACGCAACCTGAGCAGCCGTGGCGGTGGCCGTGGCGTTGACAGCGTTAGCGGTGGTAATTTGGTGGCCGTCGATGAAGCCGTTCTGAGATACGACCGGGCCGTTGAAAGTAGTACGTGCCATGATTCCTCACATGCGAGTTAAATGAGGGCGCTCTGTCTGCATGTCGTCAGCCGGGACTGTCAGAAACGCCGGGAACCCCGGGATGAGTCCAATATATCGCATTTAAACAAGCTGTGCAAGCGTTTAAATGATAAAAAAAGAGGGGCCGAAGCCCCCCTTTTTTCTGCGACGTTATCAGGTCGAACCCGAAGAACCCCACATGCCCAGCGGATCGCTCCAGCCGAAGCTGTAACGCTCACGAGCCTTGTACCGGACGTTGCCGGTATCAAAGTCGCCGTCCATGGAGTTCTGCAACGGGGTCCGCACAAAGTGCTTCATGCCGTTGGGAACGTCCGTGGTCAGGAACCAAGCGTTAGTGTCGGTCAAGAAGTGGTTGACCGTGTAACCCTCAGGGATTGCGCCCATCTGCTTGATAGCGTTGATATCGTTATCAGCAGTTGCAACGCGCAGTTCGGTGTCAAGCAGACGCTTGGCCACGAACATCAGGCTGGGGGGAACAATCATCTTCTTGGGCTTGGCAGCGATCAGCAAGCCACGCTCGTCGGTCCAACCGGCGATCTGAATAACGGCGGCTTCCAAGGAAGTCTCGTTCAGGTCAACCTGAGTACCGGGAGTGTTGCTGTTGACGCCACCCGACACCAACGGATGGTTTGCGTTGAACAGGGAGACGCCATCACCACCGGGGTAGGTGTTGGAGAAACCGTTGTTCAGCACAGCGGCGGCTTTCACCTGTTTGGTGTAAGCCATGGCACGAGCCAGCGCCTTGGTATAACGAGCCGACAGGCTGTCATACAGGTTGTCTTCAATCGCCTCTTCGGTGATCGAGAAACCCAGAGCGATGGTTTCGTGGGTGTAAC